CTACCAATAGAAACCAATTAGCCAGTACTGCCGCCACTGTCGATTTAGCATTTTTTCGTGCAACTTGAACATAAGCAGAACGATATTTTCTTAATCCAGTATCTTTCCGCTTAAAGCCTAATAAGTTAGCAAATAGAAAAGCTTGCCAATCAGAAAGAATGATTGGCTCCCCCCGCAAATGCCCTTTTACGTGCGGACATAATTTAGAGAAAGCCAAAAACTTATTTACTACGCCTTCATCAAAGAAATAAGCTGGATTCGCTAAATCGTCAAAATAGCGCGCCACAGCTTGTTTTATTTTTTTACAAGCCACTATTTCACCAGATTGAACTTTTTCCGCATACGTCTGCCAAATTGCCATTTTTCACCTACATTGTAAGAACTTGATCAAACATATCTGTAGTTTCAACTTCAACTGGATTTTTTCTGCGACTAACTGGATCAAAACCTAAAAGCGAAGACATTTTCACCATCACTTTTTCTGCATCAGCTTTAGCTGACAGTGCTGGGTTTCTTGATTGCGTGCCTTGACTATTTACTATTGAAAAGCCGTTTTTATGAATATCCTCAACTGCAGCACGGAAAAGAGAGTAATTAACACAATATAATTCAAGGTGAATTAAGTCCGCATCTTGAATATCACCACGTTCAAGAAGTTGTGGAATTCGTTCTTTCCATACTGCTTTAGCTATTGGATCTAAAAAACTAGGTGGATTATGCGTTTTTTTCTTGTTTTTTGTTGTCATTGTATTTCCTTATTTTCAAAAAAATTACCTTGCGTAAAAATTTGTATAGGGGGGCGGTTCTGAGAAATTGAGCCTTTGTTTTAAAAACTCCCCCCACCCGTCTAACCATTCTTTTTTGCTCCATATCCGCGTTGGTCTATTACTCGTGTTTTGTAACTGTGACAATTTCGGCATAAAGCTTGATGATTAGATTCAACCCAGAATAGAGGATCTGCCTGTCCGTTCTCTACTGGCTTAATATGGTCTATTACCGTTGCGGGTGTGTAGATTCCTTTTTCTAAACACATTACACAAAGCGGATGAAAGCGTAAGTATTGCGCGCGGTACTTGCTCCACTTATGGTCATATCCTCGCGCGCTACTGCTGGCTCTTGTGTCTTTGGGCTTATGTTCTTCACATCTGCCTGACCTCACTTTGTTTCTACATCCTGGAAAGCTACAACGTCTTAACGGTTGATAAGGCATATTGGTTACTAAATCCTTAGTAAGCGCAAGGCTCACGATAAACATCCCATAATGATTTAATCGTCATTGGGATTATTGTTTGCTGCGTATCTGTTGTTATTTCTCGGTTAGTGTATAAATGCCCGATATACATTAAGCAGCCCACTTTTATAGCTGGGGTAAAAGGAACGGTGTTTTCTGTTTCTTCATCACCAAAGGTTTTGCCTATATGCTTTTGGCATACTTCAAAGGCTGCTACCTTATAGCTTTCAATTAAGTCATCATCTAAATCATGATCTACGTTTAAATGCTGCTTAATTTCTTCAAGCGTTAAATCAGTTTTTTCCATTGGTTACCTCTTTACAAATAAGTTGTAATTCCCTGTGTGATTCCTTGCTATCAATGATGCTGGTTATTTCTAAGTTGCGATTACCGTATTTCACGCGCATTGTGTTATCCACATTCGTTCCGTATCTAATACGGATTCGCACAATGTTTTCATTCGTTACGCTTGCGCTAGCAAAGAACTCTCTACCCTGTAACGGTTCAACCGCTGCGCGTATATTCGCAACGGTTTTCCACTTACTTACAAATCCGCCATAATCATTAGTTTCGTTTACTTGTTTTTGTAAACTTATCGCCTTGTTATATTTACCGGCTCTAATCATCCTAGGCATCGTTCACCTCGTTATTGTTTCCGCTATCATTGCGTTTAACTTCTACGGTTTGTTTCCATGCTTGGCTGAATTCATCACCACCAGCATAAGGCGGCAAGCCTTCACGTCTGCGCACTTCATTAGGTGACATTACGCCCGCTTTAATCGCCACATCATAACTATTGAAACGTTCGCTTTGACTGGTGCGGAGTAAGTCGCTTGTGTCAAATTCGATTAAGTGCCGTTTCTTGCTACTGCTCGTTAAGTCAATCATTAAGGCATCTTTAAGCTGTTGTTCAAAGTTAGTCAGCCATGGGCGCAAGGTTTGTGATAAGAACGCTCTACTAGCCTCACTGAAATTCGCATAACTACTATTTGAATAATCTTGTAGGAAAATCGGGCTTATGTTGTAGATTCGAGCTATATCGGAAATTGTGAAGGTTCGACTTTGTAACCATTCGGCATCTTGGTTTGTCATGCCTAATTGTTTGTATTCCATTGAGCCTTCAAGGATTGGTGTTTTGCCCGCGTTCTTCGCGCCTTTGTAACGCTCTAAGGCTTTCACTGCTTTCTGTGCTTTCGCATCGTCTAACCATTCAGCCGTTGAGATTAATCCGCTTGCCATCAATCCGTTTTTCATAATTGATGCGCCGTGTCGTTGTTGTGCTAAACCTAGTCCAATCGTTTCACGGCAAACTGTCACAGGTGAACGCCCCATAAATCCATCAAGGGAACTATGGCGTAGGTGTAACATTTCATCTTGAAGGTAGTTTCTAGTTACTCCGTTTAAGTCCGTTACTTGGTAAATATGTTCGCCTGTTACTTTACGGAAGATATTTACTTCACTCGGTTGGTAAGGTGTAAGGCTTACAGGTTCGCCCTTGTTATTCCACTCAATCACTGCGTAAGCATTACCAGTTAGCAAGCAATGGCGCATCATCGTATATTTGAACTGGTAAGGCGTTTGATTTCGGTTAGGCATTTCATTTAAAAGATATTCAACCGGATGACGGTAGATTCTTTCGCGGCCATCTTCTTTCAGTGCGTAAAGATAACAAGGCATAGATGCTACCGCCTCAGCAATCACTGTGACGGCGTTCATAACCGCTGGTAGAGCCTCTGCCGTTTGTGGACTGACATATTCGCCCGCTCCTGTATTATTTACGCCCATGTAAGAGATGAATTCATCAATAGTGATTGGTTCGCTGCGTTGCTCTTTTCGTCTAAAAGGATTCCACATATTAAGCCTCCGCTACATCAAGCCAGCGTTTTAAGATAGTGTTTGATTTACCCTGTGTTTGTTCTTTTGCTGCGACCATTGAACGCTTAGCGATTTCAACACTGCTTTCCGGATAGGCTGGAATACTTGTTACAGTAACTTCAAAGAGATCTGCTTTAATTACATTTCTTTGATAAGGCTCTACATCAAAATTCCATTCTTCTTTAATCGCTCTGAATCCGAAAGACATCCCTGTAATATCACCGCGGGAAACGCTAACTAATAAATCTTTTCCGATTGTTGTATCGGGCGGAGTTAGTTCAAAGCGTAAGCCGATTGAATCTTCTTCTAGCTTTAATGTTCCCGCACTTGTTCGACCTAGTAACTTGGTGTAGTCATGTTCAAAGAGTGCTCGCACATCTTCGCCACTCGCTAGGCTGTCGCTGAAAGCTTTAGGCGCAAAGGATTCCACAAAATCACAGTAAAGCACTTGTGAAGGGCTATTCCATTTCACCGCATAACCGACTAGCTTTTGATTTTCTTCATCAGCTGAAAGTGTTGCGGAGCGGATTTCAAATTCTTTATTCATATTTCACCTATTAAGCAAAAAAAGGGGCTTTCGCCCCTCTATGATTTATGCTGTTGTCTCAATCACTTTGATAGCGTTTGAATCTACTACGCCACCGCCTAAATATTTATCGGTGTGTACTTTGTAGAATCCCGGTTCGGTTAAGTTGTCCGAACGGGTTCGCACGCCTGTTTCGTGATCTACAATGAAATATCCGCGTTTGAAGTCACCGAAGGCAATTACTGCTTTATTTGCTCCGCCTGTCGGCATTGTTTCTAAGAAGTGGACTGGACGACCTAATAATGTTGCTGGGGCATCGGCTGTTAAACCATCACGCCAGATATAATCGCCGTTTTTGTTTTTAAGTTTTTGTAATGCTGCTGCAATCGTTGATGACATCACCCAAACCGCATTTTTACGGTATTTGCTATGAAGTGTATAGAACGCATCGATTAAAGTATCTGCATCAATCTTCGCTACGCCTGCTACTTCAATTTTTTGAAGTTTGCCGAATTGGCGTACTTTGTCATCTTCGGTTGTGCGTTGGTAGGTTAAGAAGCCTTTTGATTTCTTGTTACCATCACCGGAAGTTAAATCTGTTTCTTCTGTTTCTGTGAAGGTTTCAGAAATTTCATCAGTTAGCCAACCTAAAACATCAATGCTTGAGAAGTCTAAGATTTCTTGTGTAGTCTTAGGATAAGCATAGATTGAATTTAAAGCGATTGTTACTTCATGAAGTTTCGGGCTTGCTGTGCCATTGCGTGCTGTGCCTTCGGTTCCGTGTTCTACTGCTGCACCGCCAGCCGATACTAATTTTTTGTATTCTTTCGCTCCAACCGGTAAGCGTACTACGTTACAAAGTTGGCGCATTACGCTATCGTCTGTTAAGCGTTTCATTACATCTTTGTCTAACTGTGGGATAACTGAATATCCACCATCTTCACCATTACCAGTAGTTAAATTGCGAAGTTCACCAGTTTTAACATAATGGCGCAATTCATCATTTGAAAATTGTTTAGCACCACGTTGCTCTACAGGACTAACATTGCCTTCAAGGCTACGCTCTTCATCTGTTACAGTTTCATATTTACTGATTTCTGCACTAATCTGCTTGCTTGAATCTTTTAGCTTTTCAAATTCCACCGATTCAGATTCATTTAATGATCGATTTTCTTTTTCTGCTTTTTCAAGCATTGAGCGCATTTCTGCGACTTTTTCTGCCTTTTGTTGGCGTAACTCAATTAATTTTTTAAACATGATTTATGTTCCTTGTATATTCTAAAAGCCTAAATTTAGACGGCTCACAATGAGCCAATACAACACTATAAACATATAAAAACATGAGTAAATAGCTTAAATTTCAATAGTTTAAATAAGTTTAAATACGTTAAGTTGAACATGTTTAACTGACTAAAAAACAAACAGGGAAACAAGGTAAATACTCTATATCTAGATGTTTTTTTTGATTGGTGAACAAAGGTGAACAATGGTGAACAGTTGGTGAACAATAGAAAAGAATATAACTATATAATAAATAAAGACTTTTAAGGATTAGTGAACAAGGTGAATAGTTTTTCTATAAAATTTTTAACACGGGGCTTATTAGTGGTATTATGGCATCAGAAACTATCATTGATTTGTGGTGAATTTGAATTTTAGTAACAAGCTTAGTAACAAGATTTTAGACTTTGAAAAATAAATATTAAAAATCAATATATTACAAGTGAATTCGGGTTCAGCTAGTACCATATTGCAATCCCAAGCTTTTTAGCTTGGGATTTTTTCTTTTTATTCCCTACTTAATTTGAATGAATATTTTCTGAATAAACCGCATAAGCAAATGAAAATAATTTGCATTGATCAACGAAAACGTTTTCGCTATACTTG